CCCAAGGGCCCTGACCTGTGCTTAAGTGCGCGACACCCACGTGACTAAACCCCAAGGGGCATGCCACGTGTTGCCATTGTCAAATCCGAACCGAGGACTAATGAGATCCGCTCAAACACGCGAAACGTACAGCGATGTACGGTGGGACTTCAGTCAACCAGACGAAGCCCCAGATAGCGTGGGTGAGTATTCTCACGAGTATTCGCAGGATTTGGTGATCTCTCAGAATAATGGCTTTCGTCTAGATCGCCGGAATTCTAAGGGAGCTGTGGGTGGTGACTTCCTGGTTTATCGACGCTACTACGATGAGTCTTCGACTCTTGGTAGTGGTTCGATTCCATTCAGTTACGACCCATCTGGGCGGCCTGCGAGGCCGTACTATATAACCCCGCAGTTTGCCGTCACACCAAATGTGAGGAATCATTCCTTCCCGTTACCTCTTCCGTCAGACCGTTCTTGGTTGAACAGTAAGGCGTCAGAGGCGATAAGAAAGATTGCTCCGAACAAACCTGCTGCCTCCCTCGCCAACTTCTTAGGAGAACTACGCGAAGGCTTGCCTTCCGCAGCTCTCATCGGCCGAACAGCACGTAATAGGGCTAGTCGCACGCTCGGTGCGGGCGACGAATACCTTAACGTGGAGTTCGGATGGAAGCCGCTCTTGAGCGACATCCGAAAGTTCTCTCACGCCGTTAAGAATTCTGATCGAATTCTTTCCGAGTTTGAGAACGGAGCCGGTAAGTTGTTGAGGCGTAACCACGAGTTCGAAACGAAGCTCGAGATTGACGGACCAAATGTTGTACATAACAACATACCTATGGTCCCTACAATCAATGGCTTTCATTACGGATCCGTGGGAACGGGCGTGCTAACTAGTACAACCACCACTCGTCACGAGTTGTGGTTTTCCGCTGCATTCATGTACGCGGTTCCTCCAAGAGGAACCCCGCAGGGATACAGCGCCAGAGCTAACAAGTTGCTTGGGACGAATCTGTCCCCGCAACTGCTCTGGGAGTTAGCACCTTGGTCCTGGGCACTGGATTGGGCTGGGAATATGGGTACTCTAGCAGAGAACCTCACCCTTTTCAATTCAGATTGCCTTGTCATGCCGTGGAACTACATCATGGAAAGGAAGACCGTCGAGGTCCTCTTTGAATGGCGTAGTCATGGTGCTGACGTATATCGTCAGTACCCTGGGCGACACCACTCCAGTCAGAAATTCACGACTGTGATGAAGTATCGCCAACATGGGACACCTTTCGGATTTCACATTGACTGGCCAGAGTTTTCGGCCCGTCAGGTGGCAATTCTCGCATCTCTGGGTATATCAAGGGCTGGATGATCTTCAGCCGATTGATAAGGTTTGGCAAAAGACCTTTGTCAGATCTGTTCCCTTCAGAGATGTGACGTCTTCGAGACGTTAAACCCCACCCATGACTGCCACCCCGGTAGTTGTGTAAACCACAGGAGTAAAATGTCATGGCTTTTGCCGATCCTCAGTCAGTGACCATCGCCGGTGTACCCTTCTCTCTCCCGAGAGTCGGGTCTGGCGATGGGACGGGAGTCTTCCGAACGGAAGATGGCGGTGCTCAATTTCGTATCACGCACAAGCGTGATCGAAGGAACAGCTCCGTCCTCCGCCTCGATATCAACAAGATCGTTGCGGACCCCCTGCTTCCCTCTTCGAATGTGCCTGTGTCGATGAGCATCCAGCTCAACGTCAACCGGCCCATTCAGGGATTCACTAACGCCGAAATCGTCGCAAATGTGCTGGCCCTCGCGAGCTGGCTCTCTGCGTCTTCGGGAGCTAACGCCACCAAGCTAGTCGGTGGTGAAAGCTAGGAATAGATCCCTAGGGATCTTATCGGCAGAAGTTATGGCCTTGGACTCCATTACCCCACAGAGTGAGGAATGGATGAAAAGCCATGTGTTACTTCTGGGTAGGATGCTCGAAGATGTGAGCATTCAGTGTCGCACTAGCACTACTCACGACTATAACACCGTCGTGAGGCGTGTCGAAGATGAAGGATTATCGTTTCTGACGATAACCCTACCCCAGTTCGCTAAGGACTTCGAGAAGGCCTTAGAGAACGGACGGGTAAGCCCAGAGCTTTTCTTGAGTTTCAAGAAAAGCCAGTCTCTCCCTGCGTTCGCGCAAGGTTTGACTAGCCAGGTCTTCGACCGTATTAGTGGTGCTTTGCTCGATGAACCATCGATCACTGCTATTCAAGCCGTTCGACAGGTTTGCAACCTGTTCAAGAAGCTTGAACTCCCTTGTACTTCTGAGAGAGAAAAAGCAGCGTTCGATGCCTACGTCGAGTGTGACAACCAAGTCGGTATCTCTGCTGCTCGTTTAAAGGACACCCGCTACGCGCGGGAGGACTTTGAACGAGTCGCTAATACCATCTTTCGGGATCTATTCATGAAGATCGACCGCAAGGTCTTTCATTATGACTTGATACCGAAACATGGCCCTGGTGCAACCGCAGATCGTGTCAAGGCTAACGCCAAGTACGATGTGCGTGAATGGACCACACGTCTGGAACAGTGGTTCCCCGCTGGGGAATACTTGTATCCTTCGTGGTCTCACTTCTGCGAAGATGAGACGGGGCCGATTTGGCTGGAACCTTGGGACGAGTTGCCCTCACGGGTTGTCTCTGTCCCCAAAACGCTCAAGACACCAAGGATTATCGCAATTGAACCGTCGTACATGCAATATGTACAACAGTCCCTTTGTGAGGCCCTTGTTGATGGAACCGAGAAGGATGACATCCTTACCGAATTCATCGGGTTCACCGATCAAGAGAAGAATAGAACCATGGCTTGCCATGGATCCTCTTCAGGAGATCTCGCTACACTAGATCTTAGTGAAGCAAGTGATCGTGTCTCGACTCAGCATGTAGAGTGGCTGTTTGGCCATCACTCTTCCCTCGCGGGTTGCGTGATGGCTTGCAGGAGCTCCAAGGCTGATGTACCTTTTCATGGCGTCATAGCCCTGAATAAGTACGCGTCTATGGGTTCAGCTCTCACCTTTCCTCTGGAAGCGATGGTCTTCTTGACCGTTATCTTCCTTGGGATTGAGAAAGAGCTCAAGGTACCGCTGACCCGCAAGCTCCTGACGGAGTATGTGGGGAAGGTGCGTGTGTATGGGGATGACATCATTGTCCCCGTGCAATTCGTGCAGTCTGTGACTGATGCCCTTGAAACCTTCGGGTTCAAGGTCAACGTGGACAAGTCTTTCTGGACTGGCAAGTTCAGAGAGTCTTGTGGAGGAGACTTCTATGATGGCTACGACGTTTCGTACGTCAAAGCCAAAAGGGAGATCCCTTCCTCACGGAAGCAAGTTCAGGAGATTATTTCGACTGTCGCTCTTCGTAACGGGCTATACTACGCCGGATACTGGAGGACAGCCGATTATCTCGATCATTTGTTGTCTCGGATCATACCGATGCCAACAATTCATCCAGATTCTCCTGGCTTAGGCAGGCATACCTATTTGGACTACGAAATCCAGAGAATATGCCCTAATTTACAGCGTCCCCTAGTCAGGGCTGCTGTAGATGTCTCCCGTCCCCCTCGCTCACCAGTGAGTGGAACGGGTGCCTTGCTCAAGTTTTTCCTTAAGCGTGGCGATGAGCCGCATGAGAGGAACCACTTGGAACGCGCTGGGCGTCCTGAGGTCCCCGACATTAAACTCAGGTGGGTTACCCCGTACTAGACGGGGATAGCACCGCGAAAGCGGTGCGCAGGAGAG